AAGCGGTAATAACACTGGAACCAGCACAGAAGGGCCGGGTACTGGCGCATCAGATGAGGGCTATGACGATGGGCTGGGTAACGGCACTGGGGATGGGATGGGTGACGGCAATGGCAATGGCAATGGTAATGGTAATGGTCTGTTTGGCGGCATTGGTGGTGATGGTGGAAGCAATACTGAATGGACCCCACTCTTTGGCGGTCCTAGATTTAACCCAAGATGGAGGCAGTTTAAGAGCGGGTCTTTTGCTCCCCAGCCTAAACAGCTACCCAGCTTTGCATCCCAAGATTACTCAACTCAGCGCATGGGCTTGCTAAGCCAAGCATATAAGGATATATCATGAATTATTTAGAGCTTGTTAATGGCGTCCTAATGCGCCTCAGGGAGCCTTCAGTACCCACTGTCAGGGTGAATGAAGACCCTGTTGTAAACCTCGTCAAGACCTTTGTGAACGATGCTAAGCGCCATGTAGAGGCCGCCCATGGCTGGAATGCTACAAGGAACCTATGGCAGTTTGGCACGGAAGCAGGTAAACCGGGATATACGCTTGAGCAAACATCGGGTGGTGCTCGCATTACTCAGGTATCAAGAACTGATGCTAGCAGGCACATGGATCAGTGGGACTTGAGGGCTGTTATTGGTCAGAAGACTGGCTCCCCTTGGCGCTGGGCATGGGAGGGCACTGATGATGCTGGTAACCTCATGATCCGGTTTGACCCCATCCCTGATGATGTATATCCCATCTCTGTTCTAGGCCATAGAAGCATGGCTGATCTAGCTGATGACACAGATGAGCTTAGGATCCCTGACCAGCCCGTCCTGTATTACGCCTTGGGCCTAGCCGCTAGAGAGCGTGGAGAGGTAGGTGGTCAGACAGCTATGGAGCTATTCAATATGGCTCAGCAGTACATATCAGACTCAATAGCACTAGATGCTAACCTCTCACCCACTGAATACACTTGGGCGGTAGTCTAATGGCACAACCCGTAAGACAGGTAGGATTAAGAGCGCCGGGATTCCAAGGGCTAAACACTGAGCTTTCTCCTATTAACGGGGATCCTGAGTTTGCCTTGGTTGCTGATAATGCAGTGGTTGACCAGATTGGCAGGCTTACTAGCCGCAATGCTTTTGCTGATTACTTGGATTTTATCGGCAAGAACAATGCTGAAATCACCAAGATGAAGCCCCATATACTTAAGCACAATGCCCTGTACGGCGCCCATGCTGAAACCCCTGTATTTGTTTATCGTGAAGGGGATACAGAAGAAGTTGAGCTAATGAATATGCTACCTGTAGGGCAGGGTAAAAGACTCCCTGTATACAGAGGTAGATCATTAGAGATTACTGGCACAGCTACCTATGGCGTAGCTATGGAGGATGGCGGGGCTATTGTTGACCTGACCCTCCCTGCTGATTATGAAGCTGATCTGCTGACTGCTGAGCTACTGGACTTCAAAGATGACCTGTTTCTTTTTGCCAAAGGCAAGCCGTTCTGCCGGTTAGACGGCACCTCATTTGCCCCTGTCACTGCTCAGGTAACAGACCTGAATGGGGACAAGGCTAGTGATATAGATGGTGACATTGCTATCTCTGCTTATGGTCGGCTATGGGTGTCTGGGGTTGATGGCGACTACCACACCATTCATTACTCTAGCCTTCTGGATGAGACACAGTGGTATGACGCCTCAGACGTTGATGGCTCAACAGGGAACACTGGGGGATTGATTGATGTCCGTGAATACTGGCCTGTTGAAAGTGATTCCGTTGTTGGTATCCACGCCCATAACGGCTTTCTTTATGTGTTTGGTCGCAACTCTATTCTTATTTACGCTAATGCTAATGCCGGTGATCCTGCTGGAGAGAATGGCATTGCCCTACAGGACGCCATAAGTAATGTGGGATTGGTACGCCGTGATGCTATATGCAATATCGGTACTGATGTTTTGTTTGTTGATGAGTCTGGTGTGCGTTCTATGGGTCGGGTGATCCAAGAGAAATCCACACCAATAGGCGAGCCTAGCTTAAACATCAGGCGAGAGATTCAAGAGGTTATCAGTCAGGAGATCCTGCTAGATCCAAGGTGGTCTGGTATCAGGATGGAGTATATGCCGTGCAAGTCGCTGGCTGTCATGCTCTGTACTGGCCTGAGAGTGGCCTATGTATTCCACTTGAATATGCCCTCCAAGACAGGGGGGTTCAAGGTAACCAGATGGACTAACTGCTTCTGGTCAGATAGCTGTGAAGTCAAGATGGAGGAGGGTGATGTTGTCTACCTTGGTGGTAGAGCATTACGCGGCCTGCTTAGGTATGAGGGCTATCTTGAGGGTGATGAGGTAGGTGTACCAGAGCCTTACATCATGCGCTTTGAAAGCATGGCACTTGCTTTGGGTGAGTCACCTATGCAGACATCCATACCTAAATCTATCCACATGGTCTGTATGGGGGAGTATGTTCCCGGTCAGGCCAATGCTCTTTGGGGCTTTTCAGATAGAATGATTGGCAATAGAGAGTTTACGATTGAGGTAGAGGGCGGTTCCAAATACAACATTAATGAATTTACTGATGATGGCTCAGGTGATCTGGCTGGATTCTACGGTATAGGCGGTCAGCTTTATGCCGGTTACAAGATAAACACCTCTGGCTCTGGTGAGCTATTCAGAGCAGGGCTTGAGGTAAAGGTTCAGGGTGGCAAGTATGCCCTGCAAGAGATTGATATTAATTATGCAATGGGGAGATTAACAGCATGAGCCTATTAACACACAGGAGTGCATTCTAATGGGGCCGGGACCGAATGGAGCAAGCTCCACAAACTCGCCTATAACTGGCGGCAGTCAGACATGGGGGCAATGGCTTCAAAGCCCGAGCGCGGCACAGCTTGGTGGTAGTCTTCTTGGTCTTGGCGGCAGTGCCGCTACGATCTATCAGGCTCTTGATCTTGCGAACGATACCCGCGATATGGGTAATCGCGTTCAAACCTATCTTGGTGAGCTAGGTGATGACCTCAATGCCAACACCAAGTTTCAAGGATATGGCGTTACCTCTGGGCTAGGGACTAGCGCCGTTGGAACTGATGGCTCTATCAACCTTGGGGTTGGCGGGCAGTATGGCAATGCACAAGGTGCGGCTGATTCGGCCTACCTTGCGGCACAGAACTTTGCAAACCAATCCGCTATCCCGGTGGAACAGCGACAAGATGATATATACAACTCAATCATGGCTATGCAGAACCCTGAACTTAACAGGATGCAGGCTGCACAGCAGGCCAATGAGTATGCAATGGGTCGCGGAGGAGTCCGTGGATCGGCGTATGGCGGCACTGCTGAAGATGCGGCTATGGCTAGGGCTAGAGCGCAAGCGTCCAATGAGGCGGCATTCAAGGCCCGTGAGATGGCTAATGCAGAGCGAGGGATGCTTGGACAGCTAACTGGTCAGGTTGGGCAGTTTGGTAATCAGTCTCTGCAAGCCTCTTATCTGCCGATGGGTACACAGATGGCCCTGCTAGATAGGGCGGCTCACACGGGTGACAGCGCCCAGACAGGTCAGCTTACTGGTCAAGACTACATTGCTCAGCTTGGTCTGGGTGGTGCTACCACTAATGTCAATGCTCATCATTCAGCCAATCAGCTTACTGGCAACCTGTACAACGCACTGCTTAGTAACTTGGGCGGCACTCAGGGATCAAATGGCTCCGCTGGTTCTGGCTTGCTTGGCGCTATTGGCGGGGCAGTCGGCGGGATTCAGAGTCTCTTTGGTCAGAATGGACCGCTATCTGACATCAGGCTTAAGGAGAATATTGAGTTCATTGGTAAGATGGGTGACCTCAATATGTACCAGTGGGACTGGACAGACAGGGCGTTAGACATAGGTGCTGGGTCTTATCCGACTTCTGGTGTGCTTGCTCAGGAAGTGGCAGTAACCCACCCTGAATCTGTTACCGCAGATCAGGATGGCTGGCTCCATGTTAATTACAGCAAGCTGGTTTAGGAGATAAGTAATGGCAGGTTCATCACAAGCAGGAAACCTTACTGGAATGCTGGGCAATCTTGCTGACTCCGTTGGCAAGATGGGAGAAGCTGGCAACCAGTATGTAGATACTTTCCGTCGATTGCAGGCCCCTAATGTAGACATGAATGACTCTGCCAGCCTGCTTAACTATGCAGATTACGCTAGACGTAATGGCTATGATGAAGAGGCTAAGCAGTACATGGTTCTCGGCTCTCGTCAGAAAGAGAAGGAGGTGCAGGAAGCCAAGGATGCGGCGAAAGCTGGGGTAATGAGGGACGCAATCAACACTGGCTCGGAAGCCATGAAGCTAGGTGAAGATGGGTTTCTGTCTGCGGTTGACAGCAGAATATCAGGCTTGCGAGGTCAGCTAAATAATACTGATGACCCCACTGCGATAGCGGAGGTTCAAAGGCAGATCGACAAACTTGAAAGCAATCGCGGTGATTTTGTTGTTGCGGCTGATAATGAAAATTCTCGCAGGGTTGTTCAGCTCGATAACACGCTGGCTAGTCTAAATAAAAACGATCCCCAGTATGCCGAGAAAAAGGCGGGTCTTGAGCGGGTAAGGGAAGACATCTTGGCAAGGGGCGGTGCTGAGACTGCGTATAACGCCAAGCGATTAGAGTTGATGGAAGGAGAAAACCAGCTACGCGCGGCTAGGTGGGGGAGAGCAAAGCCCGCGATTATTGCAGAAGCAATGGCGGCTGGAGCAGATGCAAGCGCATGGGAAAAGCTGGAAGAAAAATACGGCCAGTTTGCGCCAGAAATTGCCTCGGTAAAAGGCACTCTCATTGATAACGCCCTGCTGATGGAAGATCTGGCGGCGACAGATTACGACATTGCAAACTTTGACGAAGATGTTCGAGTCGTTAGAGATCGCATTGAAAATTCAGGAATGAGTGACCAGCAAAAAGCTGACGCTAACGATAGGCTTGATAAGGTTGTTAGAACAAATCAAACGTCTGGGACCGAATATGCCCCTATTGCTGTCAGGCAACTTAAAGCCGTGATGCCAAGCATTAGCAATGAAATTGCGCAGGCCAACTCTGCCGCCGCCGCCGCTGAAAGGCAGAGCCAAGACAGGATTGCGTTAGCGGTTCAGAAGGTTGAGTTGCTTGCGATGCAGGAGCCTGATCGCAATGAGGTCACATTCCGCGCCGAAAATCTGGCGTTAGCCGACGATGAGGAGTGGGATGACCTTGAGCCTGAAGAGCGATCTGACTACATGGACAAGGCAACCATGTCTATCAAGGATGACATGAGCGACCTGCTACTCCGAATGAACATTCGTGCAGGATTGGCAGAACCCTATGATGTCTCGGCAGAAGAGGCGTCCCGAATAAGCAAGCTAATTTCACAAGGTGTTGACCCGCGCAAAATCGCTACTGGCTTGGCTCTTGAGGGATATGACCCAGATCAGGTTGCAAAAGCGATAGCTGGCAAGGGTGGCCTTTCCATCGGGGATGCAAGGGAAATGCTGGAAGAAGTGGCTGTTGAAGTTGAGCGCGTTGATGGCTCAATTTATGGTGCGCAGACTCCGTACTACGATGTCATGGCTAGTCGGCGTAGGCGTGGTGGCAGGACGGCTGACCCTAACTCGCCAACAAATGATGCGGGGTCTAGACAAAGGGCGGCTCTGGCTG